CCTTCGTATCATCCGGCAATCCGGCCCGCGTCCGATCGCCCGTGCCATCCACCAACAAACTCGCCGGAAACCCGGTCAGCAAAACGCTCTGCGTGCTTGGCAGCACGGCGCCATAGTCGTTCAACCCCGGCAGCACCGGCGCCGCTGCCCGGCTCAAACTCACCACCGCATTGGTCATCACCACCAGCATTGGCTTTGGCGGCTCAATCGCCGCCACAAACACGGTGCCCTCCGGCCCGGCAAGATAATCCCCCACGCGCAGGTAGCTCCAATCCGCCCAGGCCTGCCGGAACGGCACGCCAAACGCGCTCGGTGCGCTCACGCTGCCACCCGGCAACACAAACGCCACCGGCAACCGCAGGAACCGCCGCGTCGGGTCTACCGGCATCGTGGCGCCATCCGGCCGGTACGCGTCATGCACAAACCCGACGCGCCGCGCCGCGCACCCGGCCCCGTAAGACAACCGGTCCGCCAGCCTCACACCATCCATTTGCTCACACCACCAGGGTTATGCCGGCCGGCTCAAGCGCTGGTCCCGGCGCCACGCCCAAAAACCCACACAGCCGCCGCCGCCAGCCATCAAACAACGCCGTCCGGTCGCGCAATTCATCCGCATTATGCGTCCACGCCGCGGCACTTTCGGTATCAAGATTCTCCGATGTCGGCGGCACCGCCGCCTCCAGCGTGTTCAAAGTCGCCAGATACTGCAACGTCACCGCAATCTCCGCCGGCGACAAATTATTCATCCGGTATTCCAGCGTTCCGTAAGCCTGAAAAAACCGCCAGGAATTGAACCCGGCCGCCCCCTCGCCATAGGCCGGATACCCGCAAAACCGCCGAATATCCGTCTTCTGCGCATCGGTAAAAGCCGTGGGAATGGAGCCAGGCATCAATACATATCCCCATCACCCAGCGTGAAATAAACCGTACCGGTCCCGGAACTAAGCACCGCGGCCGCATAACTGACAAACGGTCCGCCATCCACCAGCATCCGCGCTCCCGCGGGCACCGGCGTATCGGTGTTGAGCGCCGTCAGCCCCGCCGCAGCCCCCAGCTTGAAAAACGCCGTTGCGCCGCTCGCATTGTAAACCAGAACCGCCTGCCCGCCGCCGGATAATCTCACGGCCGCCGAGGTTGCGGACGCCGCGACACTCGCGGTCCCCGCCGGACGGAACGGTTGGGTTGACCCACTTGCCATCTGCCCCGCTCCTTAACCGATATGTTCCAGCATCACCGCGCGCTTGTAATTCGCGTTCGTCGCGGTCGGCACCGTCAGCGGCGTCGTCGTGGTGTCGGACGGCGCACAGAACCCGCCAATCCAATACCAGCTCTGCGCAATGATCTGCTGCAGCCGGTCAATCGGTTCGCGCGTCACCATCGCCACATTATCAATCACATTCACCAGGCTATCTTTCGGCGCCACATCATCCGCCGCCATGCCCGCAAAATCACCCTCGATCAGCGCGCCCTGCCCACAAACAATCGGCCGCCGCACATAAAGATTCTGAAACGTCGGATGCGCCTGCACATAAGCTTCCGTCGTCGTAATAAACCGTAACCCCAGAAAATCACTCACCATCCCTTGCCGGAACACCGGATTTGATGATGTCGCCCCTTGGAACAACTGTTTGAAATCCGGATCGGCAAACAACTGCCGCGCCGATACCGGGTCGAGGTAACAATTATACACCCCATCCACCAACGGCACCGCATTGCGCCGCAACAGCGCCACCGCATCCAGCAAGTTGCCCATGCTCAGCGTGTCGGTCGCCTGCAAGGCCGCGGTGGTCGCCCGGTTCGCCGGCCGCACAATGGAACTCGCGGTCGCCGCCTGCACCGCATTGCCCGCCGTCCCATCCGCTACCGATACATTCGTCGAGAGCAGCAACTGCCCGGAAATCCCACCCGGCGCGAGCGATGCCGTGATCGCATCCGGCGTCACACCCACAACCTCGTACAAGTCGCCACCAACCGTCGCCGCCAACGGATACGTCGCCGAAACCGGCTGCTGCACCCCGTTTGAAAACACCGTTTGAAACCCACGTATATCATCAACCTGCACGCTCGGCCCGGCACTGGTCAGCGTCGCCGTCACCCGCGTATTCCCACCAAAATATGGGGCGAACAGCGCATTGCGCGCCAATTCATCCAGGCTGCGCGCCGCCTGCTCGCCATTCGTCGCGGCATTCTGCAAAAACTGCGTCGCAATCCCCACACGGCTTGTCACCATGTTCAAATCCTGTGTTGCGGCATAGAAATTGAGCGAGATCGTATACTGCTCCACGCCCCAACTCGTCGGCACCAACCCGTTATCCAAATTGGTATTGTTCTGCGCCGCCAACGGCGTCGTCACGCTCGGCTTCAACCCAGCCCGCGTCTTCGTCAGCGTCTCACCAATCCCAACCGCAAATTCCTCACGGTCGGCAATCAGCCGATACCCGAGGCGAGACTTCAACGCCATCTCAAACTCGCGGTCCAAAAACCCCTGTTGAATGATCGGCTGCAACGCAGCCGGGAAGTTTTGTATGCCCATATCCAAAAACCCCTATTTTGTTACTTTAACTAACATTTTTCAGCAAAAAACGCTCACCGCCGACGCAGCAACGCCGCCCGCGCCGCCACCCATTCCTCACGGCTCAACTCGCTTGCATGCCGCATGCGCGGCGGCTCCGGCCGCGGCGGCATCGCGGCGGCGGAAGATGACGCACCGCCCCCAAACAACCACGGCTTGGCGCGTTTCAACTTCGCCAATATCGCCTCGGCATCCGCCACCTCGCCCTGCTCATTCAACCGCATATCCGCGGTATCCAGCAGCTTCAAACCATCCAAATCCACCATCCCGGCCCGCAACGCCTCCGCCTTCAACTCCGCGCGGATCAACCTCGCATCCGCCTCCGCCTGCACGCGGTTCAACGCTGCCTCCGCCGTCTCCGCCCGGATCTGCCACTGCTCGTTATGCTCTTGTCTCTCTTCGGTCATGGTGCATCCTGATCAATCGCGTTTAATTCCGCCTGCACATCGGCAATTCCATTCGCCGCCGCCAGCGCCTTCACGCCCCCTTCGCGGGAGAGCTGCCCCGCCCCCGTCAGCGTCGCAATCGCTTGCGCCTCTTTCAGCCGGTCATCGGCGGAAAGCGGATACCATCGCGGCCACCGCAATGTCAGCCGCGGCATCACCGGCACCGCCGGGAACGCCTCGCCCATCACGGTCAACGGAAACTTGGTTGATGCCTGAAACACCATCTTCAGCAACGGCAGAATCCCCCCATCGCCATAAGCAATCCGCAAATTATCCGCGAGCCAGATCAGCCCCTGATTCATCAACTCCAACGCTCGGCCAGATTGCGCGGTCGTCAATTTATCCGGGCTCGTCCGATTCCCATGCACCGCCTCCAGTGCAAATTCCCGCAGCGTCCGTACATAAGAAATCACGGCCTCGCACGCCGTCCCGCCAATCTCCAACAGCTTTGCATCACCTCGCTCGGAAACGACCAGCGCATTGCCGGCGCCTTTGACAATCTCGGAATCGCTCGTCGCCGGTTCCTTGATTAACAACGTGGGGTCGGAACTATATTTCAGCCCCCGTCCCGCTTGGCTCAATTGGTAATCAATCTCGATGCTTGTCTCAATCGCTGTCCGAAACGTGCACGCGCCATCCACCGCATCGCCGCCCGGCAGATTTCGTATCCACACAATCGGCACAAACCCCAGCCCATGCACCACACTGCGCGCCACATCCGGCACCGGCCCTGCCGACGGATCGTTTATCGCCCATGGCAAAAACCACGTCTCGGCGTCGGTATCCCAAACGCGCTGAAACCAATAAACCGCTCCGGCCTCTACGCCCTCATACCCCTGCGCCGCCAAATCTCCGCCGGATACTTTATACATTTCCGTCACTTGGGTCAGTGTATCAGGTGCCGCCGCATCCCAAATCGGCGTCAGATACAAACTATCCAGCGCCGAAAAAAACACCCGCCCCCGCAACACCCGCATCAGCAGCGCGACAGACCCGACCGACCCACGCATCGCGGCATCAATCATCACCTCATTCAGCCTCGTCTCGCGCATCAAATCAGCCAAAAAATTGGCCAATTCGGCATCGGCGCAGTCAACTGCTGGAAAGTGCGCGGCGCTAAACAACAACGCCACAGAATCTTCCACCACAACGCGGCACAATCCATAACGGACCGAAGGCCTTCGCATCCGCAGCGGCACATACTCGCCCGCCCCATTCCGCTCTTCATGGAATTGATACGGCAGCCCATCATAAATCGTGCCGTTCAACACCCGCGCCAAAATATCCAACCGCCGCACCCGCGCCGGCAACGCGCCATCTTCCGGCACCGTCTCGCAAATCGTCTCGAACATCGTGCCTCGCTCGTTGTTTGTATCAGCGCCCAATCATCGGGATCGTCATCATTCGTGCCGGTTGCCCACGGGTCGTCGCCATCGCGTTCACGGCGCGGGACAGCGCATCGACCTGATCATCCTTCGCCGCCCCCGGAAACGCCGCCAATTCACTCAAGAATGAGTCATTCCAGGGTGCCGCCACCAAAGTGAGGTTTCCGTTATCAATCTGAATTGCCGCCAAATTCGCACGTAACGTCTTGGAACCTTGCTCCGGCGTCGCATGAATCTGGTACCCGCTCATTTTGGTCCGCAGCGTTGCAATCTGCGCCACCCCGGCCTGGCCGGGATCCTGTGGCACAGACACCATCGTCGTAAAGCCATCATTCCTCGCCGTGCCGATCATCAACGCCTCAACCTCGCCCGGCCCCCCGCGGCGCCGGATCA